AATCAACTAAGCGATTGATGAACCTGATTCGATTCGGTATAGTGCCTCTTCGCGGTAGCGAGCAAAGCCAAGTACGCCGTACCAACCCATTGGGCGATGACGCATTAACTTGTCAACTACTGGTCCGATTACTACGTGTGGCTCTTCTGCCACTGCTTCAGCCATTGCCTGTTGTCCAGCAATGATTGTGCGGTAGTTACGAGCAGATGATGCTCCGTCTGTAGCGTTGTATAGACGAGATGACTCTACGAAGTATGCACCTTCGTATGTTCCAATCTCACCAGACCAGATGCGGTCCTGTGAAGAACCGTACTGATTTGGAAGAAGCCATCCTGCTGAACCTGTCTCAGCACGTAGGTCGTGTGAAACTTCTGGGTGGATACCACACCAGTATAGTGAACCCTTACGAGCAACTGCCTTACCAGCACGCAACTTAGCAACAGCCTTGCGGATGTTTGCTGAAGATAGTGTTGCTGCTGCTGTGATTGTTGCTGTTGAAGTTGCTGTTGCACCTGCGTAGATTACGTTTGAACCGCCACGCAATGTTGTCATTGCTACTGAGTCAATAGAATCTGCAAGGTTAAATGCAATAATGTTAGCAATTGCTGGGTCTACATCAGCAAGGCTGAAGAGTTCCAAAGCGCGTGTAACAAGTACTGAGTTACCATACTCGTTAAGAGTGATAGTAACTGATGTTGGTGTTGACAGTGCTACTGAATCTGGGTCAGCATCTTCTGTCAATGCGGTTGTTGCCGCTGAAAGGTCAACGTACTTCTGTAGAACTACTGTTGAACCTGGGATTGCTTGCTTAGCAGGACGCTTATCTGCGACAGAACGAATTAGGGGTTCTGAGCGGAGAGCGAACTCTAGTAGACGGTCATACGCCTTCTGTACTAGACCTGCAGCACCTACTGTACCTCCAAGAGTAGAGGAACCTGTTGATGTATAGGCATTAGCCATGAGTTGTCACCTCCAAGTGACTAGGAGCGGAAAATTATTGCGAGCGAAGGAAAGCAATAAGTTCTTCTTGAGAGTTAAACTCTCCGCCTAAACGTGCTTCTAAATCTTCTGCCCGTGATGGAGTCCCAGCGTTCTGAGTAATAATGTCCTGCTGACGTAATGTCGCACGGTCTACCTCAGTAATACGCTGTTCTTGTTCATCACGTGTATATCCAAACAAGTCTCCGTTATCATCGAGCCAGTTCATAACTGTCTCCTCGTTAACATCATCTAAGTCTTTTAGGATAATACGTGCTGCTTTAGGATTGACTCCCTTTTGTTCTAGGACTTCTTTGACTGTACGCTCACGCTGCACCTTGGTTAAACCCTCAAGTTGCTCAGTAAGTTCCTTGATACGCTTCTCATCTGCTCGCTTGGCTTTGCGTAACTTTTTTACTAAGTCATCGCCACCAAGGTTCTGGTCGGTATCTAGTTCATCGTCTTCGTCATCCCAGTAGTTGTTGCTCATAGCAACCCACCCTTCTATTCGTTGTTAGTTCGCAGGCCACAGTTCAGTTCGGGGAAACTGGCTGGCTCCTACTATCGGTCTTATACACTGCACGGGGCCGATAGGTCCGTGTCAGGAATTAGATTATGTTTCTGCTTGCTGACTTAAGAGATACTTTGCTAGTTCCAGATGCACCGCTCATGCGGCCAGTCTCTAACTTAGCAAGGTCTTCAAGTTCCTTTTTAGCAGTTGCTGACTGACGTAAGTAAACATCTTCAGCCTGTTGTTGTGTATATGTGCCATTCTCGTAAGCACGTAACTGAGCAGCACGTGGAAGAACGCTAGCAATTTGAGCAGCACCAAGTTGTGCTTGTTCTCGGCTAATACCAAGGGCTGCATACTCTTCCATTGATGCTGAATTAATCTTGAGTCCTTGCGCTAAGAATGCTCCACCAATTGATGCAGCCTGAGCCTTAGTTTCTAACTTAGGCAAAGTTTCTGTTGGATTCAAGAAGTATGAGAAAATATCACTATCGTTAATCATAGGATAAAGTTCTTTAATTGCTTTAATAGTATTATTATCTGACTTAGAAAGAGTAGAAGCAATATCCATTCTGCGCTTTAACTCAGTTGGTGCAATAGTGTTGCCAATAAACTTGGCAAAGGTAGCCTGCTGTTGTTCGCGGGTAGTACCCATAAGAGCCTTTTGACCATAGGCTGTAAAGATTTCAGCCATTGTATTTTCTAAATCTAAGTATGTACCTTCATCGTAGACATTTAGCCCAGCAGTTCTACGGGCTTCATTGCCAGCAAAGCGGGCCTTATACTCTGGACGTTCACGTAAAATCATAGTTGCTTGCGCTGATGGAGTACCATTAATAATCATTTCTTTAACAGCATCAGCCAATGTACCTAGACCATACTTGTCAAACTCTGCTTTTAAAACAGCCCAAGCAGATAGTCTTTGTGACTTAACTGCTGCTGCTTCTGATGCTGCTGCTAAATCTGCAGCATACTTAGTTGCTGCTGCATTGCTATCAGAAGCATTATTATTACCATTGTTATTATTATTTCCACCTTGTGGAGAATATGTTACATATTTTCCATTAGCGTCTTTTACAAAAGATGCACCATATGTTTGAGATGAATTAGGTCCAGTTGCTACAGATAATTGATTGTATGTTCTACCATTTTTATCTGTAACAGTTTCAATTCTATAACCCAATACACCTTCAGATGAACCAAAAAATTGTTCTAATTCTTTAGGAAAAGGTCCTGGTGTAAATCCCGATGGGATTTTATTGCCAGTTTGTGTAGTTACTGCAACTGGTCTTGACCCATCTGCTGCAACTCCATTTGCATCTACATCTACTGGACCATTTGCTGTATTAATAGTTTTTGCTTTTACCCACTTTATTTCAGTAGGTATTACAGCAGGTGTAGAAGCAACTGGCAAACCTAGTTGACGCTTTTCATCATCTGTTAAAGGACGACCTGATTGCAGTTTACTAAGAGCAATTCTTGCGTCTACCGTTTCAACAGGTTGAGTTACGGGAGCATTTGACACAGCATTTTTTGCTGTTGAATCTTCAGGAATATATGATGCTGGTATTCCACCACCATCTACCATCATTCTATCTAATCTAGCCATTATCTACCCTGCAATCCAAAGTCTTGCAAGATACGTAAAACCGTACTTGTTGACTTTTCTATAGCCTCATCGGTAAATGCAAAATCTGGATGTTGCATTAATGCTCTATCAAAATCCCAAACTGGACGTAGGTTTCCTTTTTCATCAAACATATTTTGTTGCATCCATGAGTCTTCCATGGTTGCATTTGTTTTTTGAAGTTTAGAGTTCATTCGATTAACGTATGGCTGATAAATTGTACGAAGAGAAAGACCCTGCTTCATTAGATTTTGCACTTGTTCTGTCTGTCCAACAAATGCAGCCTGTTTAATTTCAGCCTTAATAGCGTCAAGACTTTCACCTCTATCAAGGCGTTGCATCCATGAAGATACCTGTGCCTTGGTAAAGTCTTTATCTAACTGAAAACCATAGTCATTGGCATAGTCATCTAAGTCTTGTACATTAGTAGCAACTGCACCCTTTGGGGTGCCAGTTCCATAACTAACCTTTGCATTAAGGTACTTAGAAATATAAGCAGTGTTCTTTTCATTGGCTGAGTCATAAATATCTTTAGCCCAAGTATTAAGTTCTGCTGCTGTATAAGAAATACCTTTATTGTTTAACTGATACTCAAGGTTATCTTTAGCAGTCTGTAGGCCACGGGCATAGTCTGTATTTCCAGCAGCAGCCTTAATTTTCTTATCGTACTCTGGGTCATTCGGGTCTAGTCCTTTGACTAGATTCTCATACTGACGGCGAAAGAAGTCACGTGCTCTAACTGTGTCAGCATTTTGGATAAACCACTTTTTGCTAGTTAGTTCGCTTTCAAACTGCTGGTCAGACATGTTACTGTTAACAGCACGGATTAAAAACTCTCTTAATTCATCGTCAGTTGAAAAGATAGTGTCAATGTAACCATACTTTTCTTGAGCCTTCTTTAAGATTGCAGCAAACCCTGGATTAGCAAGTTCTGCTGAAGTCTGTCCAGAAGCAGCAGCAATACCAGCAATTGTAGTTGTATCTGCCATTACTGAACTCCCATTACTCTCTTAAAGACATCAAAGTAACCAAGTACTTGATTTGCTTTTGTTTCGTCTGTTTGTGATAACTGT